AGCAGATAGTTAACCCTTTCTTTGCCTCTACTCTCTGTATACTAGATCAAGAGGTAACACATGAAGATAGTACAGCGTTTTGTCAAATACCGCTTATATGGTCTACTAACTATTTAGAAGAACCTACTAGCGCTGAGGCTAATTATGAAGTAAAGCCACGACTACTACAGAAGCAGCCACAAGTACCGCTATCAGACAGGGCGTTTATACGCCTAGATAATGGAGCAGGCGGCTACGGCTCTGTATTATGCCCTCTTGCATACATGGTAGACTATAATAATGTTAATGGTGAGCGTATGTCTTTAAGCTTTGGCAATAATACCATTAACGGAAACGAGATAAAAGGGCTATTAGATAGATTCTACTTAGCAGATATGAAGCGCAGGCAGGTAGGCAAGGACTTAGAAGTATATCTTTTTTGGGATTTACTAGCTATATCGAACCTAGATTTTAGAAATAAGGTTATACTAAAAGATGATGCCTACATACTGCAAGAGGTTAACAGCTTCGACGTACTAAGTGACAAAAGCACTAAGACCTACTTACAGTATGCGGCACAGGTGGAAAGTTCAGATAGCGATAACGTAGATAGTCCTGAGGTATATAATAAAATAGTTAGTCAATAAAATAAAACAATATGTCAAAAAATATCGAAATAATTAACACCGCTTCAAACTTCAACGCAATTAAGGAACGTGCTAACAAGATGCTAATAGATGGGCTTATAAGCTCAGTACAAGATACCCATAACGGGCTACTAATTGGATGCTATAGCGAGACAGATAAGAAATATTTAGAAGCAGACTTTAACACTAACAAATAATGGCTAACACTAACATAGGGTTTACTATCAATATTGATGGTATAGACAATATAGACCAACTTAATAAGGAAATAAAAGATACTAATAAGGCTTTAAAAGGTCTTACGGTAGGCACTGAGGAATATGCAGCGACCTCTGAAAAGCTAGCTAAACTAAAAGCAGAACAGAAAAGCCTAAGGAAGTCACAGACAGAGCTAACTAAAAGCTTCTTAGAGCAGTCCAAAGCGCTAGGGTCTTACGATAAGGCAAGCGCAAAGCTAAACAGGCTTAGAAAGGAATTTAAGAACCTAGCGATAGAAGGTAAGGCAAGTACTAAAGCAGGCAAGCAGCTAAAAGAAGAAATAGGCAAATTAGATAAGCAGCTAAAAAGTACTGATGCTAGCGTAGGACAATTTCAGAGAAGCGTAGGTAACTACCCTCGTATCTTTGGGCAGTCCACTAAAGCCATATTTAAGCAGATACCCGTACTGGATAAGCTTAACAAAAAGCTAGAAAAGTCTACAGGTGTATCTAATTTACTAGGCAAAGCTTTAGTAGGTGGGTTTATAGCCTTCAAAGCTGCTAAGGTCATAGCTGACGTATTTAAGCAGTTTGACGAGCTAGTAAAGAAGATAGACGAAGTACGAAACGCTGTAGGCGCTTTGGCAGGCGTAGGAGGTGAGGAACTAGACGCATTAAGCGCAGAAGTCACAGCATTATCCACTACCTTTGGGGTAGATGCACAACAGATAGCTAAGAGCGCAGAGGCGTTAAGTAATCAACTAGGTATATCGTTTGAGGAAGCACTAGGACAGATCGAGAACGGGCTAAAAGCAGGACAGGCTAGTAATGATGAGTTTTTAAGCAGTATAGAGCAAGCCCCTGAAGCTTTTAAGGACGCAGGCGAGGCAGTAGGAGACTACGCAGAACGAACTAACGACCTACTAGAAGCTAACAAAGAACTAGCAGCCGCACAGATAGACCTAGCTAATGAGTTTGCAGGAACTTCTAACGGATTAAAGACCTTTGCAGCGCAGGCTCAGGCGTTTCTTATCAAGACCTTACTAGCCATTATAGAGCTATTTAGACCTGTAGTAGATGCTTTTAAGGAGGTGGGCGCTGCATTTGGTGAGCTGTTCGGCTTATTTGGCGAGTTTAACGATAAAGCGGGAGCTACTAAGACAGTCATTAACCTACTATTAGTTCCTATTAAGAATGCTGCTGCCTTCCTGCAAGTACTAGCACAGGCTTTAGCTAGCTTTGTTAGAGGTATTACAGACTTTATTAAGTCCTCGCCTGCACTTCAAAGCGTGTTTAATTTTCTTATCAAAGGATTTCAAGACTTACAGAAAGTAGTAACTAACCTACCCTTTATATTTTCGGGTGTGGTCGCTGCATTAAAGCAGTTAGGCGTAAACTTTAAGAACTTCTTCGAGTCGCTGTTTATTGACTCTCAGATATTAGCAGCACGTGTTAAGGGTATCTTTACTAGCACAGTAGATGCACAGTTAAAAGAGCTTAGAGCTAGACGCAAGGCTATAAATGAAGACGGTAAGAGTCTAGCTGATGCTTTTGCGGAAGGATTCGAGAACGCTGCTAATGCCTCTGCAAAAAGGCGCAAGGATAGAGAGGTAGCACAGGAAAAAGCTAATGAGGAAGCACTAAAAAAGCAGAGAGCTAAACAAGCTTTTGAAAGACGTAAGGTAGCCATAGCACAGGCAAAGAAGCAACAGGAAGCACTACAGAAAGAGCGCCAAAAGTTCTTAGCAGATGAGGAGAAGTTTTTAACTCAACAGGCTGCCATCGTAGCTAAGTTGACAGAGCGCACAGAAAAGCTTATATTAGACGGTATAGCAGATGCTCAACTAAAAGCACGTAAGAAGGCACAGGAAGCTAGCGCATCACGTATTGAGACAGCTAAGAAAGAGTTTGAAGACTTAACAGACCTAGCTACTAAGCGAGAGATAGAAGCGCTTAGATTATTTGGCGAAGGTTCAGAGCAACTAAAGACCGTACAAGCACAGGCAGCAACAGACCGTATAGCAGCAGAGGAACAACTAAACGCTATCTTAACCCGTGAACGTTTAGCCCTGACTAATGAGCTGTTAGATATAGATAAGAAGTTTTTAGAAGCACAGGAAAAACAACAGGAAGAAGCAGCACGTACATCGTTAGCTATCCAACGTCAGCAACTTGATAGAAGATTTGCAGAGGGCTTAGAAAGTGAGGAAGACTATAACGAGGCAGTACTAGAACTGGAAAGGAAAAGAATACAAGCAGAGATAGAGTTAGTAAGCGCTAGATTAGCGGCAGGCGACCAAGAAAACCAACAGCTAATACTACAGAAAGAGACTCTATTAACTCAGTTAGCACAACTAGAGAAAGGCTACAGAGACGAACAGGCGGAAGCTGACAAGCAGCTAGCAGCTAAACAGAAGCAACTAGCGCAGGACAGAGTAGAACAGTTTAAGGAAGACTTTACAAAGTTTGTAGGATTTGCGCAGCAAGGGCTAGAGTTTATAGCACAGTTCCAAGACGCACAAGTAGAGCGACAGAAGGCAGCTTTAGAAGGTCTAGCAGAAGATAACCAAAGGTCTAATGAGATACTACAAGAACAGCTATCTAATGCTAGCGGACTAGAGGCTGAGTTCTTACAACAGAAGATAGACCAAAACGTAAAAGCCTCTGCAAGTATCGCAAAGCAGCAGGAAGCTATAGAAAAGGATCAAGCTAAGAAGGCTAAAAGGCGTGCTATATTAGAGTCTATTATACAGACAGCCCTAGCCGTAGTCGCTGCGCTTACAGCAGGAGGTAACCCTATTAAGTTAGCTACAGGCGCACAGTTTTTAGATGCTGCATTTGCAGGCGCAACAGGGGCGGCACAGACCGCAGTGATAGCAGCACAGCCATTAGCTACGGGTGGAGTAGTTGGAAAAGGTAATATTAAGCCCCTATCTAATGGAGATAACGTACTAACCACCTTAACAACAGGTGAGGCAGTGCTTAATACGGATCAACAAAGGCGCATAGGAGGTGCGCCTGTACTAGCGGCGGCAGGTGTGCCAGGCTTTGCTACGGGTGGCGTAGTCGGTGCGCCTAGCTCCCTAGTATTACAGACAGCTAAGAAGGAACAAGACGCAAGCGAACTACTAAAACGACTAGAGCAGGGTATAGCGGCAACTAACGGACGTATAGACCGTATGGAGGTAGTTTATACGGCTAACACACAGGACGACGTAGAGAGGGGCAATAAGGATAAGGAGGACATACAGGTTAATGCTAGTTTTTAAATAACACTATAATTGTATATATATGGCATATGTTGTTAACATTCCTCAACCGCTAAAGGAACAGATTAAAAAAATATTTGAAGAGTACCCAAAGCCCAAAGGTAAAAATATGCGGTTTTTAGCTACGGTCTACTACAGATACACCCGTATTAACGTAGATGTAGATGAGGAAGTAGATATAGCTATGGGCTGCGGGTATTGTCAGGCTAAGATAGCGTATTATTTTAAGCGTCAAGATTGGATTAAGTAACCTTAACAATATAAGTTTTAATGAATAAGACGGAATTTAAAACACATAGACAACAGCGTACTAACGAACTGTTTTGTAAGGAACTAGCCCAAGAGGTCAACACATGGTGCGAACGTCAAGGGCTAGAACCTAATACATCCAGTATCATAGCATACCTTGTAAAGCATAATCTAGTACGTCAGAGCGTTATAAACCAATATACCGCCTTGAATATTTACCCAAGCTTCCTAGAAGCTGAGGGAGGCAAAGATAGAGCCGTTATGTCTATGGCTAACGTCCTACCTTTAGAACCTCGTCAAATTTACAATATATTAGGGAATCATTACGTAAAGTTCTGCCCTAATAAGTTTAAGTTCCCGTAAGGGATAAGGACTCTTATTTTTTTAGTAGCGTAGGCTAATTTTATCTCTTTTTCTATAATTGTATAGTTTTTCAATCATTTCCGTATTGCTAGGCACTCCTGCTATAGGGTACAGCATATGAGGATATTTTTTGACCTTAGCAACAAAGTAAGCTAAATCAAAATCTTTTGTCTTATTGTCTGTTAATTTAATTAACACCCTAACAAATGTAGTCCTAGTAGCTCCTTTGTAGTGCTTTGCCATTTCTTTAATATATTCAGCAAATATACAAGCTTTATCCCATTCTCTAGTAAAAGTAAATCTACCCTCTTGAACTCTAATTATAGCATTACCACTATCGCTATTGCAAGCAAATTTAATAGCAGTGCTTGTATTAAATATAGGGTATTTTTTCATTAGCTTTTTAAGCTTAGAATATTCCTTATTCCCTAAGTCAGAGTATCCATCTATAAAGTCATCTAAAGTCCATTTCTTTTGATTTACATTAAGTGCATGAACTTCTTTTATATGGTATTCATCTGCAATAATATAATAAATACCTAGCCCTGCTTGCTTTGCTGCTAAGTACCTATGTTGACCGTCTACTATCTCTAATGAAGAGTTAACGCATATAGGGCTATATAACAATCCTATAGTCTTCATGCTTTTTAAAATTCGTGATATATGCTTAGGATTAGGACTTCTATTCCCTTCCATGAATTTAAAAAGGCTTAGGTCGTTAGTGAAATAAACCTTACCCACTTCTTTGTCAATCAATTTACTATTATTTACAATTTGCGTAGCACTCATAATTTTAGTTTTTGTTTTATTTAATAATGTTTGTTTCCTTCGATAGTCACAAGGTACGGCGACTTTTTTACTCTACCAAATATTTATACACTTTTCTTTAAAAAAATATCAATCTTTTATAATTGCAGTAGGTTAGATAGCTTTTAGATGTTAGGAAGTTAGTATAAACTTTTTAACATTATAATGGCTAAGACTTTCACAGATTACCCTAAAGCGGCAGTAAATAACGCTAAAAGGGCTTTAAAGTTTAGAGAGGAGACCAACAACCAAAACGGCTGCGGTACTCCCGTAGGTTGGGCTAGAGCTAATCAGTTAGCTAATAGAGAGCCTATAAGCTTAGATACTGTTAAGCGTATGTCTTCTTTTAACCGACACAGACAGCACAAAGACATACCATATACCGAAGGGTGCGGCGGTCTTATGTGGGATGCGTGGGGAGGTACTGAGGGTGTAGATTGGGCAATTAAAAAAGTAGAACAGGAAGAAAAAAATATGATAAACTACGATATTCTTAACGATGTAGTAGATATGGGCTACGAGGTAGAACGCCTTAATGCTACATTACGTCAAGCACAGGGCGAAAAGGTACGCATTAACATTGCCTCTGATGGTGGGGAGGTCTTTACAGGCTTAAAGCTTGCAGGACTTATTGAAGCGTATGAGGGAGAGACAGAAGCGAACGTATACGGGCTAGCGGCATCTATTGCCACAGTTATAGCCTTAGCAGCTGATACGGTAAAAATTAACCGTTTCGGCTTTTTTATGATTCATAATGCGTGGGGCTTTTTCCAAGGTAACAAAGAAGAAGTACGAAAACAAAAGAAAGTACTAGCACAGATTGATAAGCTACTAGCTGACTTATATACTAATAAGATTAAGAAAGCAGGTAAGCTAATAGAAGGAAGCGAGGAAACGACTAAGGCTAAAATTACCTCTATGATGAGTGCTGAGACCTTTTTATCTGCGCCTGAGGCTATAGCGTTGGGCTTAGTTGATGGGTACATAGAGGAGGAAGACGAAAGTACAGAGCTACAAGATAAGGCAATCCAAAATGTTCGCCAAAAGGCAACCTATTACAATAAATTACCAAATCAATTATTAAACGACATGAACGATAACAAAACGTTTTTTGCTCGTTTGTGGGCTGCTTTAGGCTTTACTAAAGAGGACGCAGACGAAGTGTTAAATACACTACCTGAACCACAGAGCGAAGCAGCAGAACCACAAGCTAAGGCAATGGAAGAGGACAAAGAAGAGAAGAAGGAAGACGAGGAGAAAAAAGAAGATCCTATGAAAGCTATGGAGAAACGCTTAAAAGCTATGGAAGAGGAAAACGAAGACCTCAAAAAGAAGCTTAAAGGAATGGAAGAAGAAAAGGAAAAAGCTGAGAAAGCTAAGAACGAACTAGAGGAAAATATCTCTAATTCAGCGATTACCTCTAAGGCTGTAACGTCTAGCACTAAGAAAGATAGTCCTTTCTCTGCTGAACTACAAGAACAGTTTAACGAGGCATTTAAAAACGTATTCAAATAAGGTCGGAGTCGATCTATTACACATAATTAAAATTTTTTAACAAAATGGCTTATAATCCAAATAATAAAATTAAGGATTTCTTTAGTCGCACCAACAAGCTAGCAGACGACTCTAACGGTCTTAAAATGAAAGTAGAGCGCCAAACTTGTGACCAACTAGAAATAGTGGGAGACTTTGTAGTAAACTCAGCAGCAAATACGGTAACACTTACCACAGCTGCACCTACTAACGCTTATGACTTCCGTTATTTTCAAGTAGTAATTGTTGACGAAAGCGGCAACCAAGCATCTAACACAGGAACGGGCGTAATTGCTTCGCTTGTAGTTGATGTGACAGAGTTAAACGTTAACCAAGACTGGCAGTTAACTCTATACGTTTCTGATGATAAAGACGTATTGACAGAGTGCGGCTGTAAGACCTTTGGTCAATTAGACATTGCTGCGCCTAGCTCTGATCCTACAGTAAGCGTAAACACAGTATTAGAAGACGCACAGTTTATCTCTGTTTTTGAAGCAGATGGTACTACGGCTGTTGCTGATGGAGGTGCTGCTTATGCGTTAGGTTCTTATCCTGCGGCGGGTGGTTCTGAGGCTCAAAGCATCGTAATTAAGAACACAGGCGACCACGTCTTGCAAGTTACTAATATTGTATTTGCTGCTGATGTTGATGCTGTGACCTTTACGCCTATCGTTTACATCTACCCTAATCAATCTGAGGCTATTGCCTTTACTATTGATACCTCAGGGGCGGCAGGTGCTAAGACAGGTTCTTTAACTATTACTAGCGATGATCCTGCTAATACATCTTTTGTAGCTAACATTAGCTTTACTCTCGTTTAATCTAATTTGACAACTAACAAAATTTAATAAATATGCCTAGTGTAAATACAGGAGAATTAAACTTGAATATTCAAGGTGACGAGGCGTCTAAGCTTTTGCTCTCTCCAATTTTCTTTGAGGATTCAGTGCCTGAACTTTTTGAGGTTATGCCTATGGTTAACAGTGAGAAGAAAATGGCTTACGCCTCTGTTATGAAGAACGTATTACAGCGTTCTATCTCATGCGGTCTACGCCCTAAAGGGGAAGTAGATATTTATGAGCGTTGTATCAATACCGACTTAGTAGCTGTATATGTTACTCAGTGCTTTGACGAGGCGCTTAACCTTGCTTATCAGTCAGCCCTAAAGACAGGCGCAGACATTAGCGACCTTAACGGTACTATCTTTATGGAGATTCTTGTGCGTAGAGTACAGGAAGCTATTAAGAAGGACATTGAGAAGCTAGCCTTCTATGGCGACAAAGTAAGCGCAGATGCTAATATTAACCTTACTGATGGTATGTGGGTTTATATTTTCGATCTAGTCGCTAAGTCTCTTATCCCTTATGTAGATACTAATAGCGGTACTCCTTTAGGGGCAGGCGATGGTATCGACATTTTGGAAGCTATGTATGAAAACCAAAGCAACGAGCTTAAAGCTGTAGCTCCTGCTCAAAAATTGTTCTTAGTATCTACTGATTTGTATTTTCAGTATGTTAAGGACTTAGAGCAAGGTTCTATTAACTCTGAGGCTTATACTTCTAATATTGAAAGCGGTGGACGTGGATCACGTTACCGTAATATTGAGGTACGCCCTATGTGGGACTGGCAGCAGTACGCTTTAGATTTTCAGGGTACAGCAGATGCTCACCAAGCTATCTTAACTACTCGTGACAATATGGTAATGGCTACAGACGTACAGTCACCACAAAACCAGTTGCAGGTATGGTACGACATGGACAGCGAATTGAATAAGATTCGTACTCGTTTTCGTTTCGGATTTAACTACAAGTTGGAAGAGTTCCTAGTAGCTGCATTTTAATTAACCACCTAAACACTTTTTAATATGAGTTTTTGTTTAACAGGCGGCATTAGTGGAAACTGTACAGATAGTTGTGCAGGTGGTATTGGTAAGGTGTATATTGCGCCTTCTGATGCTGTAGATACTGTGACCGCAGGAGGTGCAGCAGGCGAGATTGACGCTATTACTATGGTAGTTGGTCCACCCGCAGGTGTCTTCTTTGAATTTGAATTTTACCAAGAGACTGCAAGTTTTACCGAGACGTTGGAACGTCCTACAGGTAACGCCTCTGTAGTATCTTCTTTGACAGGTACTTTAATCTGTCGCTCACAGGAAAAGCGTAACGCTATTATGGAATTAGCTAGCTGCTCATGTGGCTTAGTTGTTATTCATGAGGAAGCTAGCGGTAAGCGTTGGATTTGGGGCTTAACTAAAGATTATCTTTCTACTTTGGCTTTTGGGTATAATGCTCAATTAGTCAGCGGTGAGGGTGTATCGGGTGCAGCCATTACAGACAACAACCAAGAAACTATTACAGTAGAGTGTAAGTCTAGTGCTAAGGCGTTAGAACTTGATGCAGCGGTAGTAGTTCCTGTATAATATTCCGTCTTTTTTATACTCCTGAAGGGGTGGGATATTCCTACCCCTTTTTTAAATTTATACTATATGTTTAGAGTTAAGAAGGGCTATGAAGGTAAAGTATCTACTAAAGGCTATTTAGGACTAATAACAGAAGCTCCACAGGACATACTAGAGCATTTGTTCCATATTGGTCACGTACAAGTAGAGGAAGCACCTGAGCCAAAGAAGAAAGCTAAGAAAAAAGCTAATAAAACAATTGATAATAAGGAAGGGGAAGACCTACCAAAGCTAGACTAATATGCTTAAAAAAGTGGATGAAAATAAGGCGGCTAATAATGTATTTGCTTTTAAGGGTTTTGACCTCTGTAATATTCCTTATACGGAAGATGATATATTCGCAGAACCTACCCAAAAGCGACTACAGGAAAACACTTACTACGACTATGTACCTTTGCTAACCTTTGGCAATAATGTACTAGACTCATTATATTTAATATCTTCTAATAGTCCTACTGTTAGCCGTATCATTACGCAGAAAACAGAGTATACTACAGGCGCAGGCTTTACAGCTATGCCTAAAGCTAAGATGCAGCCTTTATCTATTGTAGCTGAACTTAGAGGAGGTAGCGCTGAGGTAGACCTAAAGCAAGCTGAGGCGCTTAACGACTTCATGCTAGAGGTTAATATGCAAGGCGAGACATTAGAAGAAGTTACCCGTAAGATAGCTAATGAGCTATGGTCTTTCGGTAATGCCTTTTTAGAAGTCTTTTATACATCTACTGGACTATGCCAAATTAGACTACTATCTACCTACCTATGCCGACCTAAGAAAGCTGACGAAGGGAAGCTATACCCTGAATTTATAGGAGTATCTGAGGACTGGCAAGAGAACTACGTACAAGGTCTTAACGTGGTAGACTATCCTATATATCCAAACTTTGAGAACATTAACGGGGCTATGCGTTCTATCGTACACTTTAAGATAGAAGCACCTAACCTATATTATTGGGGTCGTCCTGAGTGGATAGGCGCTAAGATATGGGGAGAGTTAGAGTACAGGATAGCTAAATGGAATCAAGCTAAGTTTGAGAACGGCTTTACACCTTCCGCTATTGTCTCCTTATTTGGCATGACCAACAGCGAAGAAGCTAGCCAAGTAGTAGACGCTATGAAAAGCTGTTTTACAGGCACAGGCAATAATGCTAAGATGTTTATTCAAGCGCTTAGAGACGAGACCTACAAAGCAGACGTAC